CAAAGCTTTCTTATACAATTACAGAGGGTAACAAACTTATTACTGGATTAGATGCTTTAAAGTTTGTTGGAGAAGATGCTATCAATGACATTATTGAAAAGAGACCATTTAATAGTTTTTATGATTTTATGTCCAGAATAGATTCTAAAAAAGTTAGAGCTAATAATATTCAGGCATTAGCAGCTAGCGGAAGTTTGGATGTGTTTGGTATTTCTAGAAAATTAATTTTCTTATATTGTTCAGATTATAGAAAGAAATTACAAGTATGGAGCAAAAAGCATGATCCATTAACTGAAACATTTGTATATCCATGGCCAACAGAAACTGATTGGACTTCACCAGAATTATATGCATTAGAGCAATTTTATTTAGGTGAATCATTTATATGTAAGCCTCATCAAGCTCATGGTGATTTCTTTAATAAAGAACATAATATAGTTAAGGATATTAAAAAATCTAAAGATAAAACCACGTTATCTCCAATCATTGCAATTGTTCGAGACTTTTTTGAATTTAAAGTTAAAAAAGAAGGAAGCAAGTATTATGGTCAACCCATGATTAAAGCAGTTATTGAAGATATGCATGGAGATCAATGCACTTGTACTATTTTCCCTGATAAATGGACTCTAGTTCAGGAACGATTAAAGATGTTTCATAGTAAAGCAGTATTTGAACCAGGTTTAGCTATTCGTTTTTCTGGAAACACAAATAATTATGATGACAATATGGGTATTATTCTTGAAAATCTTTTTGATATTTCTATGAATCCATCGTTACCTTCAGACCTTAAAGCAAAAAAGATTAATCTTAAAGAAGCTAAATCTAAAACAGATGAGACCGTAATTAATAAGAGTAATCTTGATCTCCTTCTAGAACAAATAGAAGATCAACTATATGATGAAGGATTGATTGATTTGGATGAAGAACTAGATGATTGATGATATATAAGATATTAGAAAATAATAAACGTTAAGTGAAATTATTTTTTTAAATAAAAATGATATATCTGATATTATTTGTATATGCATAACGGAGAATAAGATCATGAAACTAGCAGATTGGGCAAGAAAACAAGGCATAGCATATCTAACCGCATATAGATGGTTTAGAGATGGCAAGTTACCAGTTAAAGCTTATCAGTCTGATTCTGGAACAATAATTGTAGATGATGAAGATGCTAGTACAATGGAGTTGCCTATGACAAGTAATGTTGGAGCACCAAATAACGATATTTTTTCAATAGTCTTAAGAAAAGTTGTTGAATTTAGTAAAAACAATGCTACAGTAGAAGATTTTGCAGCATATATTCTTTCTAACTTCTCTTTAAAGTTAAATTCTACAGTAGAATCTCCTAGATACTCAAAGAATAAACCAAGATCAGAAGATATTCAAAGACACTTTCAGCAATTTATTCCTAAAGGTGAAAAGCCAAAACCAAATATGTTTGTTACAGATGCTGCTGATTTTGATGGATTAATGGCAGAAGATGAGCATAAGCACCCAACAAAAATTACCAGTATTAGCGCAACTAACAATAGTGAAATTGCTTCAATAGATAACTCATTATATAATGAACTTTTTGAAGTTTTTAATAAAAAACAATTCCGTAGTTCCACTTCTGAAAATTTAGATAATACGATAGTAAGTAGATTATCAACTCCACAAAACTATACTAAATCTATTAATGATTCTGATTGTCTACTTTCAGAAGATGGAACAGCGGATGACGATTTACATCTTTTATTAATTGAAGAGGCGAATGATTTATCAATGAAGGGCGCTACAGGAGCATTTACTCCTACGAAAAAAGAGATTGAATTATCTAAACAATTTTCATCAAATGAAATTAAAGAAGATTCAATTCCACGTAGACGTGGTAGAAAACCATCCAAGAATTTAGGAAAGAAATAATCATGAAGTTATTTAATAGAGCAAAGTGGTATGTAAAGGTAAAAGTTAATACTGTTAATCATTTAGTTTCTGAACAAAAACATAAATTAGATGTTAAAGTTTTACAATTAAGAGAAGAGTTAATTCTAAAATATATGATGCCACAATTTCTTCAATATGTTAAGGAAACAATTATTTCTAAAGGATTAAATCCAGATGTAATGCCTGCTCCTAAAGTAGTTGCAGTAGTAGATGACCGACCAACTACTCGTAACAAGTCTACTAATTTTTGTTTTAATGAACCTCATTGGTTAAAAGAATCATTTAAGGATGAATCTAAACATCTAATCAATAAGATTAGAACATTAAAAACAGAAGCACCAAAAGTAGTTGTGACTATTCCTGTAGTTGAAACTCCTGAAAAATTGAATCTTGACGGTATATTAGATACTAGTCTTGAAAGTATATTAAGTACTAATATTGAAAATTTACTTCAACTTAATAGAGAAAAAATAATTGAAGATAAACCTGCTAAACGTGTAAGATTGAGAAAAAAAGTAGTTGTTGCTAAAGAGAATTTGATTGACGAAGCGCCAAAAAAAAGTTGTTGCAAAAAAATCCAAGTCTAATAAGTAATAGTTTATGTGTTGATATAGTAAAAAGAAGAGTTGAGTTAATAGAAGGGCGTAATGATGAAATGTATGTCTTGCACATCCGAGATAAATCCTAAATGGAAACATGCGATAGATAGTAATATTTGTCCATTTTGTGGACAGAATGTTATGGAAGAAATTTTAAAAGACTTATTTACTGAGTTACGCTCAACTATAGATGCTTTATTTACTGATTATCCAGAACAATTAACAGATTGGCTTTTATCAAATTATGGATATATTCCTACTAACTCACCTAATTTAATTAATTATGTTCCAAAAGATCAATTAAGAACAGAGATTAAATCTAAACATGGTGCTGATGAAGTGGAGAATGCTAAATTCAAAGTAAAAATACAAACAGATCATGGTGAAGAGGAGGTTTCAGCTGAAAAGATTCAATCGGAAGAGAGAACTTCTTCATTTTTTAAAAGAGCCGAAGTTGTTAAACCCAACATTGATGGATTTAGCTCCACAGCAGAAAAGACTCAACATCTTAAAAGCATGGCTAATCAAATCAAAAAAGCAGGATCAGCAGCTATAACTAATGATTCAAATGGATTTATTTCTGCTGAAATGATAGAAAATGCAGATCCAGAAGCTGTAGCTGAAATGCAAAGCTTAATGTCTGAAAGTACAACAATATCATCATCATTATCTAGTGCAGATGATGATGATGCTATACCTTCAGTAGTTTTAGCGATGGCTAATAAAGGTTCAGGAAAGAGTTCTACAAATTCTGCAGATATGATAAAGTTACAACAGATGCATGACAGAATAGCAAATTCTCATAAGAACTTTGAATCAGGCGAAAACAGGGGTAGCAAAGGTGGCGGATTTTCTAGAGCTGGCTAATAAGTAAGGATTTAAACAGATGCCATTGATAGTTATTGATAATAAGCGCGTTGATTTGACTAATGATGAAATTCAAATGTATCAAAAGATTGTAGCATCTTATACTAGTTTAACAAATAAAGGTGAAGATTTATTTTCTGATTTATTTGAAACAGATGACAATGGTATTATTATTTTTTTAAAACCACCATCTAAACGTTATACTAGTTTTGAGGTATTTTTATTTCTAATGTCAATTCAGCAACATCAACATTTACGACTTATGTATAAAAAAGTGGATGAATTGTGCGCCGAAGTAAGAGACAAATTTAAAGATAAATAATTTTAGTTTGTCGAGATATTGTTCGTTTTATTCTATATTATGAAGGAAGTTAATTATGACTACTGATAGAGTTATCTTAAGTGATTTTGTTGGAACGAATCTAGAAGAGAATTTTTTAGAATTTGACATGTCTAGTATTCAAGAAGTATTACAATCATTGCAGGAAGATTCTGCACATGATTTAGCACATGCAGAAATGTTACAACAGAAATCATTACGTGGTGCAGATATTTTAAGTGAGTATTTATGTAAGATAGTTAAGACTGTAAGCTATTTAGAGACTAAAGTTAATAGTACAAAAAATAGAGTATCATTAGAATATACTGCTCCCGAAGGATCACGTACAACATCAGAAATGAAAAAGTGGGCTGGCGAGTCGTCATCAGAGGTAGAAGAATTATTAATTAAATTAGCGAAAGCCAAAGCAAGTAAGATGGTATTAGAAAAGAAATATGACATTCTAATAAAAAGCCATCATCATTTTAAAGATATTGCTTCTGGTATGCGAAGGACGATCCTTGGATATAATTCAGGTACACCTACTGAGAAAGTGCCCGAAGGCTACGAATGATCGGAGAATAAATGTCGAAATTAGATGCTTTTTTTAAAAGTTATGCAGAGTCTGAAGAACAGTTAGATTATAAAATGGCTCATGAAACTATTGGTGAGCCCGTTCCAGTTATTTCAACAGGTTCATTGGCGTTAGATGATGCTTTATCTTCTGGCGGTTTACCTAAAGGTAGATTGATTCAGTATTATGGACCATCTGGTTCTGGTAAAACATTAATGGCAATGATTGCAATGGCAGAAGCACAGAAACAAGATCCTACATCACAGCAAGTTTTTATTGATGCAGAACAAACTTTTGACCCTTCATGGGCTGAAATATTAGGAGTTGATACATCTAGAGTTATTTTAATTGAAGGTGATTTGGCTGCTAATGGTCGTAAATGTTTTGAGATGCTTTTAGGTGTTCCAAAGGAAGATGCTAAAACACATATACTAAAAGGCAAATCTAAAGAAGGTTTATTAGATTTAATTACTAATGGAGAGTTAAATATCAATCTAATTGTGTTAGACTCTTTAGGATCTATAGTTCCACCTGGAGAAGATACGTCGGCAGTTGGTAAAATGAATATGGCTTTATTAGCTAGATTTTTAACTACAACTTTTAAGAAATTGAGTTTAGAATTATTTAAAGCTAAAGTTCCGTTCATTATTATAAACCATAAAAAAGATAATATGGATATGTATGGAGCAGATCACACTTATTCTGGAGGCAATACTTATTCTCATACTTTGAGTGCTAACGTATATTTCGAAGCTGTCCAACGTAAAGATTCAATGATTTTAGATGAAAAAGAAAATAAGATAGGTCATCCATTAAGGGCAACGATTGAAAAATCAAAGTTTGGACCTTGGCCAAGAAAGTGTGAGTTCAAAGTTAATTTTGGAATTGGAGTTATTGATAAGCATGAAGAAATTGCTCAATTAGCTTTAGATTATAATGTTGTAACCAAACCAACTACAGTTACTCATGAATATGGGGATAAGAAATGGGTTGGTATGACAAAATTCTGTGATGCAATTAAGGAAGATTCTAAACTCGCTGAAGAGTTAGTATTGAAGATTAGTGAAGCTCGTGAAGCTAAATTAGATCAAAAGAGAAAAGAACAACAAATGCGTAAGCAAGGAATTGTTGTTGAAGCTCCAGCTCCTGTAGAAAAAGCAGATAAAAAGAAAGGTAAGAAGGAAGAATAATGGCTGATATTGCTGTAGAGGTTTCAAATAGAGTTCCTAATGGTAGTGTAATTACTTCAAAACCATCTTATTTAATAACTTTAGAAAATAATTTAGGAAAAACAAAAGCTTTAAGATATTTTATTACTTTAGATAGACCTGAATTATTAAACGGATTTGTCCAGGTTAAGGGAATTTTTGTAGATAGTGGAGTGACTGAAGATGACATAATAAGTAAATTTTCGAGCCTCTTGACAAATTCTACGAAGGACTTATTTTTAGAAGTGTTGCTACCCTGGCACAAAATTTGTAGCATAAGAAGTTTGGTATTTAAAGCAAAATAAGTGCATAAAAATACATATATAAGTAAGAAATAGTTTTTATAAAACTTCTTACTTGAGCCATGAAAATGGCTATAAATAGAGATCGATAGTTAAATAATAAATGTACGAAAGTACGAACGAAATAAAATTTGGAGATCAAAATGACAAATACATTTGGTGAAGTTTCTTGGAATGATGACGTTTATGCCGGTTCAGAGAAGAAGAATTCAAAAGATTTATGGTTAAGATTGGATGAAGGCTCAAATGAAATGAGACTAATCACTCAACCTTTCCAATATTTAGTTCATAAATATAAGAAAGAGGATGACAAGGGATATGGTCAAAAAGTAAACTGCTCTATGATTCATGGTTCTTGTCCTTTATGTGCAGTAGGTGATAAAGCTAAACCTCGTTGGTTGCTTGGAGTTATTAGTCGTAAGACTGGAACATACAAGATTTTAGATATTTCTTTCGCAGTATTTTCTCAAATTAGAAAGTTAGCAAAGAATACTCAACGTTGGGGAGATCCTGCTAAATATGATATTGACATTGTTGTTGATAAACAAGGTGGAGCAACTGGATATTATTCAGTTCAACCAATTTCTAAAGAACCTCTTTCTGTTGAAGATCAACAGATTAAAGACTCTGCAGATATTGATGACCTAAAGAGAAGAGTAACTCCTCCATCACCAGCAGATGCTCAAAAGAGAATTGATAAGATTAATGGTACTTCTGGAGAAGGCGTAGAAGCAGTTTCTTCTCCAACTGATAAAACAGTAGCTCCAAAGGTTGCTCCAAAAGCAACTCCAAAAGCTAAATCAGTGCCAGCACCAGTAAGTATGTCTGATGAAGAGGAAGAAACTTTTCCAGCATATGACGGTGATCAACCAGCCAGCTAATCAAAAAAAATAAGTAAATAAAAGGGTCTAAGGTCTAAACAACTTTAGACCCTTTTTCTTTATCAAAAATATCTGATATATACTTTGTATGAATAAAGTATTAGGTTTTGACGTATCTTCAACCACTATTGGATGGGGATTATTATCTATTGATGAATTATCTGGAGATATAAAGTTTCTAGATGCAGGTTATATTAAACCTCTTAAAGAAGGAACTATAACAGAAAGAATAGTACATACAAGAGATAGGTTGTTAGAAATAATTAAAAAAATTACACCAGATTATATTGGAATAGAAGATATTATAAAGTTTATGCAAGGTAAAAGTAGCGCTGATACAATAGTTATGTTAGCTACTTTTAATAGAATGACTTGTTTATTAGCGAATGATTTTTTAAATAAATCTCCAGAATTATTTAATGTCTTAACTATAAGGCACGGATTGAAATTAAATAAAATTCTACCAAAAAAAGAAGATATGCCAGAGCTTGTCGCAAAACATTTAGGAATTACATTTCCTTATGAGAAAAATAATCGTGGGAAAATTGCTGAAGAAAGCTATGACACAGCGGACGGCGTAGCTGTTGCGTTATATTATGCTTTTGTTTTAACTGGAAGAGTCAAGAAAAAGAAAGTAAAACCAGCTAAACCTAAAGTTAAGAAACCAAGAAAGATTAAAAGCAAAGCAAAGCAAAGTAAATGAAGCAAATAAAATATAATAAAATTTTAGATGGAGAAATAAGTAGAGTTCGAGTACTACCAAATAAAACAATATTAGTGTTATCACAAGTGTTAATATATGAACAATCAAAATATTGTAATGAAGCAAAAAATATGATTATCATACCAACATGGAGTATAGATTTTTATTTAACTACTCAATCTCAAGACGAATATACTAAATGGTTATTTGAAAAAGATGGGTATTATATTGTTAATTATAGAGATGATGAATTTCCATCAAAATGTTTGGATAAACAAAATAATATTATTTTAGGATGTTTTGGTATAGCATATTGCCCAGAGCAATTTTACATTGATTAAGGTAAGAAAATGAATCTTAAAGAAGCTCACGATATTTTAGAATTATCTCCAGGCGTATCGCCAGATGACGCAAAGAAGAAGTATAGGGAACTTACAAAAAAGTACCACCCTGATGTAAATAAGGAGCTAGGAGCCGAGGATAAATTCAAAAAAATTAACGAAGCTTATCGTTGTGTTCAATCTGGTAAAGGAACAGATCGTGAAGAACCTATGATTCGTAATCCTTTTGAACACATTAATATTAATCCATTTGGTAGACAGCAAAGAAAGTATACTGAACAACCACAACACATACAAGTCAATACAACAATATCATTTAAGGAATCGGTATTAGGTTGTAAGAAAGAAGTATCTTTTTCTAGAAAAGCTAAATGTCCAGATTGTGATGGTAGTGGTGAAGTCAATTTGAATAATGGATGTGATAAATGCAAAGGTCTTGGATCTATTACAAATAGACAAGGTAATATGATATTTACTCAAACTTGTGATAAATGTGGTGGTAGAGTTAAATCACAAGATTGCGATAAGTGTAAATCTGAAGGAAATTTAGAATCACAGGTATCCGTTCAAGTACAAATACCTGGAGGTATACAGAACGGTAATATATTAAGATTAGGAGGAATGGGTAATTATGTAACTAATTTTATGGGTATGGATCAATATACTGATGCTCATTTATTTGTTTCTGTTACTCCTCACGAATCATTAAAAATACAGGGTAATGATGTTGTGTTTGATTTGAAGATATCTTTATTAGAAGCGATTAGTGGTTGTATTAAATCTGTAGATACTATAAATGGATCTGAAAAAATAGTTATAGATCCAAAATCTAGAAACAAAGACGAAGTAGTTATTAAAAATATAGGTGTTAATGGTACTGGATGTCAAAGAGTTATATTAGATGTAATATATCCTGATGATATAATTAAATTAGTAGCATCATTAACAAAAGTAAATGTATTAGCGTAAAAGGATTAATCATGCCATTTTCTATGAATTGTACAAATAAAGGTTGCGGTAAAACACAAGAGCCATATATAGATTCTAAAACTGATAAAGTTTATTGTTCTTTATGTGATAAAGAAATTGAGAATGTTACTTATTTTGCTAAAGCGCAAATGAAAAGCTTAAAACAATTTAAACAAAAAGTTGTAGTATCATTTGCGGTTAAATGTGATAAGTGTGGCAAAGAAGCTAGACCAAAGTTAGTTAATGATGATGTTGTATGTTCAGGATGTAATAAGTCTTTGGATAAATTAAGTGTGCCATTTAAAAATATGTTAAAAGAAAAACTAAAAACAGTAGGTAGAGATGTAGCATGAGGAATTTATATGCTAAATAAAATAGTTGAATCTTGTAGATTTCTATTAAATAATTTCCCAGAAGCTGAAGATTGTAAAGAATATCTTAATTCTAGACTTAATACTGATAGCCAAGAGCTATTTCAATTTGGATATTTTCCAGGAATTAAAAATATAGCAGCATTAGTATCTTTAATTGGTGAAGATACATTAAAAGATGCTAAGATATTTTTCTCTAAAGATATTGAAGATAGTTTTTCTCCAAGAAAAGTTAATATTTCATTTTTTGAAAATTATCCACTTGTCGTTCCATTTAGAGATGTATATGGAAGATTCGTATCATTAGTTGGAAGAAGTTTATTATCTGATGAAGAGCGAAAGAAAATCGGATTACCAAAATATAAGAATACAATATTTTCAAAAAAGAATCATTTATTTGGTTTATATGAAAATAAAGCCGCAATTTTAGATCAAGATTGTGTTTATATTGTAGAAGGACAATTTGATGTTATCAAATCTGTTGAAGCTGGATTTAAAAATGTAGTAGCTTTAGGTGGTTCTCATTTAACTTACTATCAATTTTCTCTCATTAGCAGATACACTAATAATATATTTTTATTATTAGATAATGATGAGGCGGGCATAACTGGAAGGAAGCGTATAGTTGAAGTTTTTGGTCAGTATGCCAACATAAGAAATATGTATTTGCCAGAAGAATATAAAGACATAGATGAGTATTTATCAAATAATACTTTTGATTCATTGTCTTTTATTGTTAAGGATTAAACTAAATAGTTTTAATGATATAGTTTAAGTTACATCAATTTGCATACAAAGGACGCACATGATTAAAAGGCAAAACAGGAGTGATCGTTATCAATGGGTACTTTTGGAAACGGTTTGCAGTAATGACATGATGGAAGCATTTTGTAATGAAGATGGAATTTATAATAGATTAAATCCATTTGGTTATAATGAGGATCTCATGGAATTAGAAGACCAATTAAAAGTAGAGTTTTGGAGAGTAGTTGATACATTATTAACACCAAGACAAAAGGAAGTAATTAGATTATATGCTGATGGCTATACTCAAATGGAGATAGCTAAAATGCTAAATGTTAATCAAAGTTCAATCACAAAGTCTTTAAATGGCAATGTTGATTATAAAAATGGTAAAAAAATATATGGTGGGGCTCGAAAAAAGATAAGAAAAATAATTGAAAACGATAATCGTATTAAAGAGATATTAGGTCAGATGCGCGATATTCGTGATGAGGCTTGGTAATGATTGGTAAGTCTATTAAACATAGATCTCATGAAGACAGACTAAATCAATTTGATGAAGTCTTCGCATTTATGGTTAAATTAGGAATACCATTTGAAGTAATCGAATATTATTTATGTGGTTATAAAAAAGGTACTAGTTATCAATCGCCTATAGATGGAAGTATATCTATGTTTGATTTATATGATATATTGAATGATAAAGAAAATTTGGAAGCTTTAATACTAAAACTTAAATAAATTATATTGATAATATTCTGATGTGTAGTTAAGCTGTTAACAATAAATTAGAATATTATCAATATTTCTTTATGTATAGTGTGGCATATTCTGTATAATGGGAGACGTAATGTCAAGATTTCCGATAAATTACTCAGGTTTAGAAAATACTATTTATAAGAAGGCATATCGTCTTGAAGACGTAAAAGACAGCATTGAAAGAGTTGCTTTTGATGTTGTTCGATTTAAAGATGATGATAATAGTGCCAATTTATGGCAGATTCAAAGTGCAGATGATGGCGATTATATTGTGGCTATTTATGATCCTGAAAGTGTAGAAAAAATAGCAACTAATGATTGGTCTGTTGTTTTTAATAAAATCAGTGGTGATTTACAAGTTTCTTATAAAGGTGATCCTTTAGTTAGATTAGCTTATAGTAAATTAGGGATTCCTAGAACTGAATTAAATAAAACAGAACAATATTTACCAGAGAAATTAGCTAATAATAAAAAATTAGTTAGTGCTTTGTTAAATGAGCTAAACGAAACAGCTAAAAAAGAGGTATTAAGTAAATACCCTGAATTGGTTTAAATTTACGGAATAGGTGTTTAAATGAGCCTCGAAAAAATACAGCAATTAATTAGTTCTATCACAAAAACAGTAGAGGGTAATCACAAGATCGCTACTCCAGTATTAGCCTCTAAATTAGCAAAATGTCTTGCTTCTTACCCACACGATCAAACAATGGGAGCAATGTCAAGAGTCATTGAAAAAATGGCATCTAACAATACTCTTTTTATTAGCAGGACAGACTTAAAGAGTCTTTATCAAAAATTGTATTCTAGAAATACTAAATTTGCACAATTATTTGGTAATGAGCTTGGTGAGGAAGAAGTTGTTGAAGAGCAGAAACAATCAACAAGAGACGACTCTACCAACATTAATACTTATGAAATAGCCGATCCTATTTTATCTAATGCATTAAATAGTGTGTTTGATAAGAATATTCCATTAAAACTATATTCTCAAGCATTAGCCGATAAAGCTTTAGTTTCAGTTAGCACTGATTTAGATTCTTGGGGACTAAAACCAACTTCATTAGCTGTAAGTGATGGGAGTGATAAGTTTTTAGTACTAAAAGCTGATTATGAAACACCTAAAGGCATTACTAGTTTTTATGTTCCTATAGAAATTCATAATAACAAAATATCAGAAGCGTCTGTATTTATGGGTAATGGTGGACCACAAGAATTAAATTATAATAGTATTAAACAATATATAGTAAACAATTCTGGTATGAAATTAAAAGTAAATGGTTCTAGTATATTAAATGTTTTGATTAAGGCTTCATCTGAAAATCGTGAGATTAGTGATGCAGAATTAGCTTTAACTAGATTACATGCTACTCGTCAAGGTAAATCAGAATTTTTTCAAAATCAAATTGTTGGTCAAAAATTAGCAGAAGAAATGCCAAAAGATGTTGAATTACCAAAGTCTAATGAATTTGCTTCATTTGAAGAACAATTTTCATCAGCTACTGGATCAGCTTCATTTAATTTTGGTGCAGATAAAATTAAAATTGCTAGTGATAATATAGTACGAGAATTATCTAGTATTGGATATAAGAATTCTCAAATAGCAATTTCAGATCATAATGCAAGTACAGTATTTTATAGTGTATCTTTAGATGGTGGAAAAGTTGCCTTTACAATTCCTGTAAAAATTACTGCTGGCAAAGTAAGTAAACCAACTGTTATTTTATGTAATGGATCAGTATCAGTATTTGATAAATCTAATATTGACTCACTATATATTAATAATGAATCTGATTATAAAGCAGCCGCTGCAGCATCTCCACAATTTGGTTTAAAACCAAGTGATTTAATTAATAATATTAGATTAGCAGTATCTGAAGGTAATTCTGCAAAAGCAGAAGATGCTCTTAATGTATTAGCTAACACTGGTGATGAAAAAGCTTATGCTACAGGATTTCAATTATTCTTACAAAGTTTAGGTGGGAAAACTGCTCAAGCTTCTGCACAATGTACATGCAATATGATTATTAAGAGTGCGTCAAGTCAACATCCAGTTTGTGGACATACAGGTTTACCTTTACATAAAGTCTATCAAGATAAAGATGGAAACTGTAGACCAATGTATAGACGTGGCATGGATGAAACTTATGAAGCTGCTTCTTTTATGAATGCTAAAATTTTTGGATAAAACATGTCAAACAGATTATTTAGACTAGCTAATTTAATAGATTATAAATATAATTTGCGTATAGCAGCTACAGAAGTACCTATTCCTGCACCATCTAAAATTATTGATGGAATAAAACGTGATATTATAGTTCTTTATAATAATATGTTTAATGATCAAGGCATTCATAAAGTAAGAACTACATCAACCGAATCTTTATTTGAATTACGTGATCTAGGCGAGCCTAATATTGTTGGCATATTTGATTTAATGCATAAATTAGTTGCAAATTTAGAAACAATGGATATTGTAGATTTATATAAGTATATTGCAACTATATTAGATAAATGTAATAAGTCTGTTGGTAAAAATGTTGTAGGTGATTTTTTAATGGGTTATAATCCTGAAACAGGTGAAGTTGATAAAACTGTCAGAATAAATAGACCATCAATAAGAAATAGAATGCAATTATTACGTGGTTTAGAAAATAGAATGAAAACTGTAACAGGTATTTTATCTAAAATGCTTAAGACTTTAAAACGTTTTGTTCCAGAGAATACTCCACTATTAACAGAAGATAATAAACAATTAAATGTAGGTGTAGTCGATATACCATCTAGTACATTAGAAGAGCCATTAATTATAAGATTCTTGCAGTCACCAGGCGCTGATAGATATGGTCTTAATAGAAGTAATTGGGATTCTATGTTTACTGACCCTACATTAAGACAAAGATTAGTTAGACTAGTACATAGCTGGAAAAAAAATAATTCTGTTTTTAATTTAGAATTAATTACAGAGCTAGATAATATTATTCAAGAATACAGATCTCGTCAAAAAAATAATATAGACTATTTAAATAAAGGTGAGACTGCAGCACCTTCTACACCAACATCCGTACCTCCAGAAACTATTAATATGTTTGATACTTTCCATACAGGAAATCCAGCAAATCCATCCGAATGAGGCAATTATGAGAATTTCAGAAATGTTAACAGCTATAGCCGCTTGGTTAGAGAGTCCAAATAATGAAGCTCTTCTTTTAGCCGAAAATGATGAAGAGTGTCTTCAGATTGTTGCAAATGCTTGTGTTGAGGCTGCAGCATTGTTAAAGATTACAGCAGAAGCTGTAGAAGATATTGAGCCACCTGCAGAGTCAAACATTACTCCAGAGGCACTAGATGACCTAGCACAACTAGCTACAGCATTTGATGAATCAGGTGATCCAGCATTACAAAAACAAGCATCTGTTATTGATGAATTGTTATTAACTATTGCTTCTCCTCCAGATGCTATGTTACAAAGAAAAGATTTAGTTGATAAGAGATTGGATGAGCTTAAAAAAAAATATGAGCAACCAAGTAAGGATTTAGCAGAGAATAATAAAATTGCAGATTCTATTAAAGCTATAGATAAAAGCAATATGATTAAAGAAATGAATATTTTAGAAGCTCCTCTTAGCTCTAGATATTGTCCAGATCATCCAGGAACACAAATTGCTCGTATTGGTGAACATATGTGGCAATGTGAGTTAGATAAAAAAACTTATAATTATGAAACGGGCTTTACTTTAAATAATGGAAATAAAGTACCTGGTGGTGATGTAGCTAGTCAAACTCAAGGACCAAACATTCCTTACTATGCTATTTTTGATTCAAGAGAAAGTAGATTAGGTCAATCTGATTAAAACTGATATAGTAATGAATAATGAATAAAAATGCTCTTCAAAAAATACTTAATCATCCTGATAAAGATGAGATTATATCTAAACTAGTTATAGGAATATCACCTAAAGATGTTCATGATTGGCTAGCAGCGAAATATACTAATGTTAGTGAAATTAAATTTGTTATTGCTGAAAAATCAGTAAAATCATTTCAAGATAATTATCTTGATATTTATAATACGATTTATGAAGATTTAGCAAAATCTAAATCTGCATTAGCTACAAGTACAGAAGATCAGTTACTTTTATCTGTTCAAAATAATCCAACTTATAAAAATAAGATGTTAGAGACTGCGGGAAAAGAATTAGATATAAGATCAATAGTAACTACTATGTGTGCCGCAATTGAAACTAGAGTGGCTCAAGTATTTGATGAAATACAAGAAAATCCAAGAGATATTAACACAAGAGTGGATAGATTATTAATTGACTATATGGAAATTTTGGGAAACTCATTAGAAAAATACTATAAATTTACAGAAGTTCCTGCAACTCAAATTATACAAAATAATACTGTAAATGTACAAATAACGGAACATGTTTCAGTAATTCATGATGTTATTAAAAAAGTATTATCTCAAATGGATTTAGAAGCGTCAATGTATTTTTTGGAAGTGTTTCAAGAAGAGATGGCAAAATTAAAACCACCAACTGAAAAAGAAATTCCAAATACAGAAATAAGATTAGCTGAAGTTAAATTGTTAAATGAAACTATTAACAAAAAAATTAATGAGTAAAACCCATGTCAAATCAAACTTCTAATAAAAAAGCTTATCCTAATTTTGAACAAATTCAAAATATACCTGGGACTCATGATATGGATAAATGGCTTCAAGCTGTTAAAGCATTATATTATGATGAATCAAAAAATAATGCAAGTAGAAAAGATTCTATACGTAAAGTTACTCAAGGTTGGATGGTTACAGAGGTAAATGATTTTACTAATTGGTTAAGATTTTATGAAGAGGGTACTCACTTGAAATATAAAACTGCACAATTCTGGTATGGTAATGCTGATACAGGCTATTTACTTCCAATAAAACAAGATCCTAAAAAAGAAGAACCAACACAAGTTGATGGTCATAACATTGATTCTGCTAGAAATTCTGCAGATGATGAATTATCTGCGTCTGAAAAGAAAAAAATAATTGAAAAACAACGTAACAAAATTATTGGTAGACTTGATTCGGCTGAAAAATTATTAAGATCTCAAGACGGACAGATGTTTGCTGATAAAGAATTCTCTTCATTATTAGAAACCATTTATGAATTAAAAAAGAAGATTCAAATGGTAAATAAGATAAGCTCTTCTGATAAATTGTATTTTGATATGATTATTAGAGAAGCAAATCGTTTAACTAATAAAGGATTTGTTAAAGCAGCAAATATGTTATATTCATTAGCTGATAGTAAACCAACTGATCCAAAAGCAGAATTACCACCAGCTCCACCAATGAATGGTAGTGGCGCAGTAGGTGGTTTACCAGTTGAAGCTCCAAGTGGAAATAATCCACCTAATTTAATTGAAGATACTGATAAATCTAAATCTAAATCTAAAGGTGTTGATCAATTTCTAAATAAATTAGAAAATGGAAATGTTACTACAGATGCTACAGATGCTAATGATGTAGATGAAGATATTCTAGAAGTTATGGATGAAGAAGAAGATTTAGTGGTTGAGGCACAAGCTATGGAACCTTTACCAGAACCTTTACCAGAGTCTACAAAAGAAGTATTACCTGATCCTAAATCAATTAATCCAACTCCAACACTTTTAGATAAGAAACCAGATTCTTCTTTGGAAGTTAAAGAAAATGATACTCCAGGACCAGCACCAACTAAAGATTTTGATCATATGATGGAAGCTATATTTTCAAATCTAACGATTGCAGATGTAGTTGCAAAATTTGAAGATATTGCAAAGTTTTATAAAACAAGAGAAATGCCACGTCAATTAGCTTTTGCTGATATGATGTTAGATAGTCTTGGATTAGCTCCGTTTTTCCCTTCTCTATCAGAAGCAACTAATAAAGCATTAGAAGCTAATAACTATATTTCTACTCGTTTAGAGGATATTATTTCTAAACTTCGTGGAACAATGAAAACTAGAGATATTGATATGAAAGATGAAGAAAATAAAATGATGTCTCCAGAAATTTCAAAAACACAAGAAGCGCTTAAGACTCAAGAAGAGAAAAATAAAGCCAAGAAACAAATGAGAAAAGATCTAGAGGATCAGGAATTAGAAAGTCAAGTTAAAGAAACTCCAGAAATAGAAGTAGAAGAAGATTTGGGTAATAAACCACCTGAGAAATCAGAACCTTTACCTTCACCACCTCCTCCAGCTCCCGCAAAATCTTTAGCTTAACATGAAGATAACTAATGAAACTTCGTCAATTGCTTCAAAAAATGTTGGAAGTGCAAAAGCGCATAGGCTCAACCCAGCCCTATATATGCGGAGGTACGCCAAGAGATAAATATCTGAATCAATTAGATAAAATATCGGATGTAGATATTACTACTGGAGATAAGACAGTTGATTATTTATCTCAAGAATTTGCAATTGAATTAAAAAAACAATATAATATTGTACGTAAAACTATGAGTGATGGTCATAGTTCTATTTTTATTGGAAATTTAAAGATGGATTTTTCATCTAATTTTAATGCTCCTGGAATAGACAAGATATTAAATGATATTGGAATAGCTAAACCAACTAGTATGCAAAAAGAATTATTTAGTAGAGATTTTACTTGTAACTCTTTATTACTTTCATTTGATTTAAAGAATGTTATTGATCCTACAAATAGGGGATTTAAGGATATTAAAGATAAAACTATTAGAACTTGTTTAGCTCCAAATATAACTTTAACAACTAATAAAAATAGAGTAATCAGATCAGTTTACTTGGCAGCAAAATTAGATTTTGATATTGATAAGTCAATTATTGAATATGTTAAGCAACATCCTGAATCAGTAAAAATTTCAACTAGTAAAGCTTTATCAGAAAAATTGAATGAAGCATTTAAATGGAATCCTGATAGAGCAAGTTATTTTATAACTCAAATGAATTTATGGAATTATATTCCAATAAATCAATCAGTTTATCCTTATTATATAAAACACGTTAAAGGCGGAACAAATGTTTGACTCATTTGAGGAACTTTTAAATAAAATAGCTTATTATCAAGGTGGTGGTGGTGTTAATGAACCAACTCCAAAAAAGAAAAAGTATAAATCAGAAGTTGCTATAGTTATGCAGCCTCGTTTTAAAGAACCTTTATTTAAAAATTATGATCTATATGATGTTCCTGGTGTTGATGGTCCCGCTAAACATGGTCCAGGCGAAGGACTTTATCAAAATATGAGTAAGTATAAAAGTGTAAATGATTTTTTAAATCAAAAACACAAACGAAATAAACATAAATATAAATCTGATGATTCATATATACAAGATGATGGTTCAATAACAAAAAGTCAAAAGAAAAGTAATAAAATTGCTAGAAGAATGATGTTATTATCTTGTCTTGTTAAAACTGCAATAGATTTTCCTTCTGATGATTTAGGGTCTGATCCAATTTTAGGTGAGTCAGGCTCATCTTACGCTGATTCAATTCCTATTGGTGGACAATTAGATGAATATTTAACTATGCCAGATTTTGAAGGCAAGAGTCCAGATAAATTAGATTTTAGTAGAGACTATACTGAAGGAAATAATAAAAAACCATCAGATACTATGGATCATATACAATCGTTATTAGATGAGTTAAATCAAAAAATAGATTCAGAAAATAAAAAGACGCCACATAATTTAGATTTGTCTCAATTATTAGATGAATTAACCGAGCAGTTTAATGAGTTAAATGGTAAAAATCAACATTTAAATGCAAAAGAACCTGATTTATATGGATTGCCTGATGGCATAGATTCTAAAGAAGATTTAGAAGAACCAAGTGCTACTGAAAATCCTTATTATGGAATAACAGATTCAGGAAATACTCTCTATGATAAAATTTCATACTAAAATACAGACTATTATTACATATAAATGCATATAAACATATCAAAGAGTTAGACCTAGAGGTATTCAATGTCATTAAAATCTACTGCACAAGACTTATCAGATACTAATTTTATTATCGTAGAACAAGAAGGGGATGATCAAGCTTATGACCATGATCATGAACATTCATCTAATTTACATATAAATACAAATCCTCCACAAGAATTTTTAATGGGTGAACCTTTAAGTGAATTATCTGTAGAAGAGTCTAATGAACATAATCATGATGATCATGAAGGTGGATTAATTGTTCAAGATCAAGAACATCCTTTAGAAGTTGTATTAGAAATTGAATTTGATGGTGTAAAAGATGGTAAATTACCAGGCGCACCTAATAGTGAAGAGCCTATGATGGTAGTTGAACCTGCATTAGATGTTGAAGAATCTTCTAAAAAAGATGAAGAAAATGCTATGGATCAAAATGATGCCAAGAAGTCTAAAAAAAGTGATAGGTGGGATTGGGAATCTAAAGGTGCTACAGGATTTATTGCTTGGGTAAAAGAACGTTTTGAAACTGTTCCAAAGCATTCAGGATATGATACTGCAGGATTAGAAAGAGCAGTTTCTTATTTAGAAAAACTTGATTCTGAAATCTCTAAAGCAATGAGATTGGATTTAGAAGAAGAGTTAGATGCTAATAAAGTTGAAGAGATTAGATCTAAAATTGAAAATGGTATTGAAAGATTACAAGATAGACTTGATAAAATTAAGAAAACCAAAAAAGATAGTCGTAAGAAAAAATCATCAACAGATGAAAATCCAAATTCTTTTATAAAAGAAGCTCAAAAAATTACTGGTGTACAAGGCGTTTATATTATGGCTCCATTATTTGCTTCTAGAATTGCTAGAATTTGTATTAATGGTACAGTATCTGCTGGACATGATATTGAAGATTTATATAGTAAACAAGTAAAGAAATGGAAACTTACAGATAGAGAGCAGGCTGAAGTTATGCAATTATTATCTGATATGGGTTATCCTTTACGCCAAGATCGTGGTTATATGCCAGATGATGATGTTGAAATTTCTAGTAGTGATAATTTAGATTGGGCAGCTAATTACAGAGGTTAATATGAGCAATAATAGATATTTATCAATTATTTCTAGAAATGCAGATGAAGGCATTGACGAAGATCATTGGTTAAAACAATTTCAAAAGAAATTAATAGAAAAAGAAGCTGTTCAACCAAAATCAACTGATAGTTTTTTGTTTGATCAAATTAATTCTATAATGAATAATAAATCAAAGTATCCTTCAGTAGCTGCAGCTGTTGAAGATATGAAAGATAGAAGTGGTTTATCTGCATTTTTAAATAATGTCAAAATATCAGAAGATGACCAATCAGGACAACAATCAAAAAAAGCATCAGATAATAATTCTGCGATAGCTAAACAAGTTCCAGTTGAACAAAAACTTCCAGCACTTTTATTAAAAGCTCCTCATATTAAACGAACCATAGAAAATATAATAAAAAGTACAAAAGGCAATTTATCACTTCCTGCAATTATTGGTAGAACTAGAGATATTCATCAAAATGATGTTTCAGAAGCTAAAGATTGGGAATGTGATGATTTGGTTAAATATGTTAGTAGATTAAATTTAGATGAAAAAAGCAAAGCGCCACAACAAAATGAGTCAATGAATTTAGGCACACGAGATGATGCTGCAAATGATGATATTGATTCTGCTAATACTGACTTTTTTAGTGGATTAGTCCCCGCCAAGACAACTTGATTTACTACAATTATAACAAATAATTTGCAAGTCTAAATCTGGAAATTGTTGTTTTATTAGCCACCTATACAATTTAATACCTTTTAAAAAGCACTGATTATCAGTGCTTTTTTTTTGTTCAATAGTTAGGCAATTTATTCTAGCTTCTTTACAGTTAACGCAACTTCCGCCATATTGATTGATAACTATGTTTTTGGCTTTAAAAGAGTATTTGTCTTTATTGGTTATATTTTTGATTTTTTTACAATTAAAACATAATACTTGATATTTGTTTATATTTATTATGTTGTCATACAATAAACTATATAATGCATAATTTGTTAATTTTGTTTTTGTTTGGTTTCTGTAATCAATTGTTAATTTTGTATATTCTGTTTCTCCACATTGCTCACACATATCTCCATAAAAATGAATGACAGCACTCTTTTTATTATGGTATCTGTGTAATTGAGATTTGTTATAATTCTCATTTTTAGAATGACGCTCTTTGTCTTGTATTTTCCTACATGTATTGCATATGTATCTATTATTAATTTTGTCGTAAATATTCCAATTTGAACTATTTATGATAACACTGCATTTGATACATTTCATTGGATCTTGATTTTTCTGCGCATTCATACTAGTTAATATATCATCATTTATGTATGAGCAAGCCAACGAATGAATCTAAAGACTTATTTAATCAGTTAAAAGATCAATTAGCAATGATTGATCCTGTAGCTTTCGTAGAAAAATACTTAACGTTAGATGGTGAACCATTTAGACTGCATGGAAATGGCTATAAACCATTTGCAGATATTTATAGATATATTGGAATTAAAGCGTTAGAACCAAATGCGTTACCAGTAATTTTAGTTAAAGGTCGTCAGGTTGGCGGAACAACTATGGCAGGAGCCCTTGAAATGTATTTTATGGGTTCTGGTTTATTTGGAGTAGGTAGTAAACCACCTATAAGAGTAATTCATGCTTTTCCATTATTAGAATTAGCTGCAGCATATTCAAAAACAAAATTAAATCAAATGATTTCTACATCAGCTAGATTAGAAGATGATGATAAAAAGAATTCTGCTGGTAAAATAAAATCTTATATGCAAGGATTATTAGATCCAACTAGTCCTACAAATGATTCATTACATTTTAAACAATTTGTTGGTGGAAATCATATATGGATTGAATCTACAGGTATTGATGCAGATAGATTAATGGGTCGTACAGCAGATGTTATTTTTTTTGATGAAGTACAAAGAACAACTGGTTTAGCAATGGGAAATGCGCTTAAGATTTTAACAACTGCTAAATATGGTAAGCCAAGTAAAGGTGTTCAAGTATATTTTGGTACTCCACGTCGTAAAGGATCTGATTTCCATAAAATGTGGATGTCATCTTCTCAACAATATTATTATCTTGGATGTGAAAAATGTGGAGAACATTTTCCATTATATACTCCAGGATCTGACGAATGGGAAAGTATTTGGTTGTATGATTATATAGTTAAATGTCCTCATTGTGGATTTGAACAAGATAAAAGAGAAGCCGCAGAACGTGGTAAATGGGTAGCTTTAAAAGATCATAATAGTGAAGATTGTAAAATGATTGGATTTCATATCAATCAATTATATATGCCTACATTTAAAAAATCAGATCTTGAGAATGAAAAGCCAGGAAAGCATCCAATTAATACTGAAAGAATTTATCATACAGAAGTTTTAGGAGAATTTTTTCAAGGTGATACAAGCCCAATAACTCCTGAAGAGATAGCAGAACATTGTGGTGATGCTGGGAGGAAGTTTAAAGCTAGAATTAATCCTGGTGAAGAACAAATGGTAGTTCTTGGATTAGACTATGGATTAAGAGCAGACATAGAGCAATTAGCAAATCCAGAAAAAGTAAAAGTTGCTGGACAATCTTATAGTACTGCAGTGGTATTAGTTGCTAAAGGACCAGGATTATTATCTATTGAATTTGCTACTAAATTTAAACGAAACGATATGGAAAGTAAAAAAGGTATTATTGATCAGATAATGAGACAATATAGTATTCAATTAGCAGTTGGAGATATTGGGTTCTCACAAGATTTATCTGAAACATTACACACTATTTATGGTGATAGATATATTGTTTCTAGAGCAAGAGGTAAAGTTAATAATCATGTTTTATTTATGAAAGAAGCTTTTCCAAAAGAATTAGATTTTGAAAGAGATTTTTATATTAGAGAACTTTATGAACAAATGAAGAAGGGACAAATTAGATTTCCATATGGAGATTTTGAAAAGTTAGCTTGGCTAATTGATCATTGTTCTAGTATGGAAGTAAAACCATCTATATCAAAAACAGGTTCTGATCCTGTAATTCATTATGTAAAAGGAAGTACTCCAAACGATGGATTTATGGCATTATTGAACGCTTATTTAGGTTATAAGTTTCTTGTTACATCTGGATTTACAAATAACAATCCTCTTTTACAACAACAGAATTTTAAAGATCAAAATAAACCTTTAATATTAACTGGATTTGTACCAAGAAGATTCTAATACATGTTATATTATTTATTATGTATAGTAATAGTATAGTGGTGATAACGAGGCTGTATGTCGAATTTTAAAAAATCTAAATCTGAACAGTTTATGGAAAAAAGAGGATTTATTTCACAAATAGATAGTTCTTTAAGCTCGCCTGGAATAGCAAAAAGTAGTGTACACATGTCGGAAGGTGTTCCGCAAGTTAGCTCATTGATGGCTAAAAGTGTTTCACAATTTAGAAGAGAATTACTAACTGATGAAGTAAAGCAAGGTATGTTTCGAGATGGATCAGGTCCATCTATAAATGAAGAAGGTATTACATCTAATTCTGTAGTATCTTCATCTATTGGAATTGTTAAGCAATCCCAAGTTGTAAGTGGTGGAAGTAATTATCGAGGAGGTAATGGTGATGTTGTAAAACAAACACCAGAAGTTTATTCTCCATTATGGTTAAATAGTAATCTTAATTTACCTAGAGATCGTCCAACTATTAATGCTTGGTGTCGTAGTTTCTATGCCTTAAATCCATTCGTACAAAATGCTATCAATTTACATAGTACTTATCCAATTAGTAAATTAAATATAAAATGTCCAAATAAAGATATTGAAAAATTCTTCAATGATATGATTGAAGAAATTGATTTAATGAATATTTGTGTTCAAATAGCTCAAGAATTTTGGTTGTTAGGAGAGTCTTTTGTTTATGCTGAGCTAGATGAAAGCAAAGGTAAATGGAGTCGATTATTAATTCAAAATCCTGACTATATGATTGTTAAAAGAACAGTAGTTGCTAATGAACCAATTATAATGTTACGTCCAGATGAAAATTTAAAGAAAATAGTATTTTCAAATAAACCATCTGATATTGAACAAAGAAAACAATTAAATCAACATATAATTGAATCAGTTAAACATGGAGAGAATATTCCTTTAGATAATTTTCATGTATCTCATTTAGCTAGAAGAATAAGTCCTTATGAGATTAGAGGTACAGGATTACCTGTTTGTATATTTAGACAATTAATGTTATTTGATAAACTTCGTGAATCTAAATATGCACAAGCTGATAATATGATTAATCCTCTTACATTAGTTAAGATTGGATCAGCAGATTTTAAGCCAACATTTGCAGATTTAGAAGCATGGAGAAATGTTTTCGAATCAGCACAATATGATAAAGACTTTAAGATATTTACTCATGAAGGTATTGCTGTTGAAAGAGTTGGTTATAATCAAGGTATTTATGATATTTCTGGTGATATTACACAGATCATAAAAGAAATATATGTTGGTTTACAAGTCCCACCAGTATTAATGGATGGCGGCGCTGATACTACATATGCAAATGGTGGTGTTGCATTAGATGTTTTAAGACAACGTTATATGCAATTTAGAAATATGATGTCTATTTGGCTTAAGAGAAAGATTTTTGCGCCAATATCAAAGATCCAAGGATTTTATGATTATTCTGGTGGTGAGAAACAATTAATAGTTCCAGATATTGACTGGAATCATATGTCATTATTTGATGCTGGTGATTATATTAATAATCTTGTTACATTAACACAAGGTGAAGGTTCTCAAAAGCGTGCTTCATTACATACATTATATCGTTCAATGGGACTAGAGTATGAAGATGAAACTAGAAAAATGAGAAAAGAAGCTGTTCAATTAGAAATTTTTGCAAAAGAAAAAGTAGCTTTGCAAGCAATGAATCTTAATGCGTTGAGAGCATTAGATGAAGAAGATGAGATTCCAGAACCAGAAGTACAACCAGGAGCACCAGGTGCCCCAGGTGCACCAGGCAGCGAACCACCTTTACCAGGTGAATCAGGTGGATTGCCAGGATTAGATATGGGTAGTTTACCACCACCACCTCCAATGGGTGGACCTTCAGGAGGAGGAACACCTCCAGCTCCACCACCACCTCCTCCATCATCTCCTTCTCCACCACCTAGTCCTACAAAATAATCCTATTACAATTTGAAGTAAATGATTTATGTATAATCTTGTATTATTTACGATTGAATATAAATAAGGGTATCTCTATGCAAAAAACGGCACAAAAAAGAAGTCTTTTAAATAAATTACGCGAAAAAACTAATATTGGCGGCATAGCTACAGAGAATTTTTTTGATCCTGAATTTAAAGAGATTATGGATAAGCTACGTGCAGATACTGATGATCCTATTCGTGCAATTATATCTGGTCAACAAATAGGTGATTATATACCTGATGATAAATTATCTTTGAAAGATATATTAAAATCAGCTAGAAGTAATTTTAATACAAAAGAATATATGAAATGTGTTGCTGATCTTGGTAGATTTCATAAAAGAGTTAATGATATAGTCTCAAGAATAAAAGCATTTGATTCTAATTTAGATAAAGTTCATCATAGATTTTTGTTTGATGAATTAAAACCAGAAACTGCTGGCTATAATAGAGAATATGCTGAATATTTGCATGATTTAAAACAAAGATTCACACCACCTCCTGCTGCAAAAAAAGCAAATTATGATGCTGATATGTTAATTATAAATGCAGGCATTATAGATTTCTTTAAAAATATCGGAACAGAAAGAGGCAGAGCATTATCTGCTTGGGAAAAAAGATATCCTGGACGTGTAAAAGAGTTAAAATCAACAACATTAAGATTAATAGATCATTCTGAAAAATTATTATCTGGAATGATAACTGTTTTAAAAGCAATGGCAACTGCTAGAGCTACTAGAAAAGTAGATGATTATGTAAAACATGCACACAGAATCGTAGCAGCATATAAAACATATGATGATTCTTTTAAAACATATTATGATTCACAAGTGAAAAAGTTTTTAGATACACAAGAATTATTATTTCCAAGTAAATCAGTAGATACTTCAACAGAAACTGGTAGCCAAGATATTGGTGATCCAAAAAGTGAGCCAGTAGTAGATCCATCTTCTATTGGTAGTACTACAATAGATCCTCCTTCTGCACCAGAAAATGTTGCTACTACAACACAACAAGCAATTTTAGCAGATCCTCTTCAAGTTCCGTGGGAAACAAGCTTGGATGAAGCAAAACAAATTGTAGAAAAACGACTACAACAAACTGCATTAGATGTACCACCACCTCCACCAAAAAGAAAAGGTAAAGCAAATCAACCAGGTCCTCAAGCGACACAATTAGGAGCAGGTGCTTTACAAAGAGCGCAAAAAGCTCAACAACAAGCAGTTCATGTTGATAATAGAACACCAGAACAATTAGAAGCTGCTCGAATAGAGGCACAAAGAGTTGCCGATATTAAAGCCGCCCCAAATCCACTTGCTGAAAAACAAAAACGTGATTTAGCTGCATTAAGAGCAGAAAAAGCAAGAGCCGCACAACAAGTAATTCAACAGCAGTCTGCACCACAACAAGCTGCTCAACAGCAAGTAGATCAGGATGTTGAATCAGGATTAGCCGGATCTCCAGAAATAGCTCAATTATTACAACAAGTATCTGATAGGCAAAGTAGTGGAAGTCATAATAAATTTATAAATTCATTAGAATCGCTTTCTAATGAACACCCTATAATATTATCAAAGTTTATTTTAAAGTATGCACAAGGTATTAAAACATCAGATCCAGATACATATGATAAGTTAATTAATATAGTAGAATCTATTAAGGTATAAAATGAGTGATCTTGGTCCAAATTTTTATAAAAAATTACTTGAAGTATCAGCATCTGTTGGTTTACCACCTGAAAGCATTTTAAATGTTATGGGATTAGAGTCTGGATTTAATCCTAGTGTAGGGAAGCCAGGTTCTGCAGCTGGTTTAGTTCAAATTTTACCAAAGTATTTGTCTAATTTAGGTTATAAAGGAACAGAAGCTGATTTTAGGAATTCTCCAGGTGAAGAACAACTTATATATATTGAACGATTGATTCAAAAAAATATGAGAGCTTTTAATGGAGGTAAACCATTTAAATCAGTTACTCAATATTATGTTTCTAATTTTGTTCCAGCGTGTTTAACAAGACAAGATATTATAAATGAAGATCCTAATGCAATAATTGCTGCTGAAAATCCAACAGAACCACATATACCTAGTGTTTCTATAGAATATGAAAAGAAAATATATAATAGAAATTCAGGTTTGGATTTTAATCATGATCATCAAATAACTTATGGTGATTTAACTAATAAATTAGCACAAGTAGCAAGTGGTAAAAATTATTTAACACAAATATCTAATTTAAAAGCACATACTGGCTATAATGGTTCTGTAACATCAACAACACCAACAAATGTAAAGTCAAAAGACTCTGAATATAATGAATTAGTTAGGCGCTATATCGAACAAAATGGTGAGGCGGGAGATAATATGAGTTTTTTACAACAACCTAATATAGATAGTAGTCATATTTCAGTAGATACATCTTCTACTGCTAATGAATCAGCTCCACAAATTGAAACAATGGTCGATTCGTTATTACAAGATATTAGGGCTTCTGAAAAAAACTATAAAGGATTATATAAAAAGTTTTTACCTACACATAATATGGTAATTCAAGTTTTTGCAAATGATCAAACTGATGCTATAGAATTTAGTCGTATATTATGTTCGGCATTAGATGAAGAATTATTATCTAAATCATATATTCATGAATTTAATAATAATATTGAAATTCAATGTAATATACAGGGTCCGCAAAAAATATGTTATGATACAGTTAAACAATTAACAAATTCTATTGCTAGTGAATTTAAGATTGCTACTTTAAAAATAGGTGGAATTGATATTAAAACAAATATAGTTATGAATAAAATATCATCTTATTCAGGATTAACAATAAAATCAGCTCTTGGTAATTACAGAAGATTTTTACTTAAATTTGCATGATAAGGATTAATTATGATATCACAAGTAGAATTAGATAATGTAATTAAAGAGATGAATGTTACTAGGAAAGCAACTGTAGCTGAATTTTTATTTAAATTATTTAAAGGTAAATTTATAGAAGTTTATATTGGTGACATATACGAACAAGTTAGCACGGAACAAGTATCATCTACATTTGCTGCAGTATTTTCTGGAAGAGTTATTGCTGCTTATCGAGAATGTTTAATTCTTGAAGGGTCTTATATTGATAGAGCTACAAACAAATGGAAAGTTGGTAAACAAATTTTCATTAGTGAAAGAGCAATTAAAGGTTTTTGTGAAATAGATGGCAATGGTATCCTTGAAGATATTTTTCTAAGAAGCCGTGAAGCGACAGAAGTTAAAGATTTATATTTAAATGGAGAATGATTATGATACCACAAAAAGAATTAGATGATGTAATCACAAAAATGAATATAGATAATGAAAGCAAAGGAAGTCATTCTACTATTGCTGAATTTTTATATACATTATTTAAAGATAAATTTGTTGAAGTATATCTTGGCGACTCATATGAGGATATAAGTACAGAACAAGTATCAACACCATATGCTGCAGTATTTTCTGGAAGAGTTATTGCTGCTTATAAAGAGTGTTTAGTAATGGAAGGTGCTTATATTGATAGACGCACTAGAGCTAGTAAAATAGGCAAGCAAATTTTTATTAGTGAAAGATCTATTAGAGGATTTTGTGAAGTTGATGGTAATGGTATTCTTGATGATATCTTTTTAAGAAGTCGTGAAGCAACGGAAGTTAAAAATTTAACTACAAAAACGAAATAATATGAACTATGATAATATTTTAAAGCTAGCTGATGATTATAAACGAACTTGTTTAGTTAGTTTATTTAAAGTTGCTGTAATTAAAAAATTACCTAATGGTAAATATAGAGTTATGTCTCAAAAAGGTAAAAATTTAGGAACATATACATCTGAAGTATCTGCGAAGAAACGCCTTAAACAAATAGAATTCTTTAAACATATGGAAGATTCGAATAATATACAAGATGAAAATATACCAGTAATAGACTTAACAGATATTGAAGAATTATCATATTCCTCTTTGTTAAGAAAATTGAGAAAGAAAGCGCCCAAGGAATGTGTTAAAGAATTTTTGATATTATATCAGAATCAATTTAATCGAGCAGTTAAGAATAAGTTACAAAAACCTGAAGCTATTGCTATGCAAAATTCATTAATTCAATTTAACAAACAACATAAAATTAAGTTAAATATGGATATTGTTAAGAATGCAGCAGTTACAGAATTAGGAGACCCTAGATTAGTAGGTAAGTATCTATCTGATATTATTAGATTTACTTTAACAAGAATATCTCCTGAAAGACGAGTTCAGTCATTAGAAGGTTTAAAAAATAAAATATATAATCTTAATGAATCAGAAATTTCTGGTAAGAATTTACCACCTTCATCTGCCATAGGGCAGTCTATTACGTTCGTTAAGCATGTTTTATTTAATCATAATGCTAGATATGTTAGGGAAGTAATAAATAATATAGTTAGGAATCTATAATGATACAGAGGTTTAGGAAAATAGCTAAAGATTTATATCGAGGAAGCGCTCCTACTCCAGTAGATGTTGTAACATTAAAACATAAACTTGGTATAAATAAAATTGTTAGTTTAGATCAATTATCAGGTGATTTAATAGATCCAGTTACTAAATCATTAGGAATTGTTCATATAATGATACCAATTACATTTACAAAATCATCTTTAATAAATTTATTTAGTTATGATTTTAAAAAGTTATTTTTAGAAGGTGGTCCAACATTTATTCATTGTGCTGCAGGTAAAGATAGAACTGGATTAGTGTCAGCAATTATTAAGTGTAAATTTTTCGGAGAAGACCCTCAAAGAGCTTTAATGGAAGCCAAATCTCTTGGATTTGGAATAGGTGTAGATCCTAAAATAGTTAAGTTATATGAAAAATTAATAATGCATTGTAAGTCAAACAAAGATTCTAATTCTGCTGATATAGTTTCAAATGAACGTGAATATATTGATGATAATCGTGGTAGTATTTTAGAAAGTGGACCTCAAGGATCGTTTGCTCCGTATTTAGATCAAACAAAATCGTCTCCAAATGATTTTGTTTATCATTCAGATTTAGAACAATCACCAACAAGAGATAATATTAAGGCAATAACAGAACATAATAATGAAGAAGATGTAGTTCCTATAGTTGGTCTATACAATAATGATACAGCTGGGCGTGGTTTTGGACCTACTGAAAATGCTGGTGGATTTTTTTATGATTAAAAGAGCTTATTCTGTACAAATGACTTATGATGTTTCAGATGCCGAAAAACAACAGGCAGAAAAGGCAATTTTACATTTTAATTATACATTAAAAATGTTATCATTGGCATCTAATCATTTAAATGTAATGAAAACTCCTTTTTCAGAAAATCAGGATATGACTCCTGAAGCTATATTAAAAGCAAGAGCGTCTATAAGGCGTTTCAGAGATCAATCTGCTGATAATTTTAATGATTTTAAAGATTCAGCATTTAAATGTGTTAATGCGATGCAAGAGTTTTCAGCAGACACACAAACTATTAAGTTAATGAAGTCATTTATTTCAGCAATTGATAAATTAGAATTAAAAGTAAATGAGTTTATTAAGTTATTTGATGAATTAGATAGTAAAGATTTTGCAAAAGAAGCAGTTGCCGCGATTGAAGATATTCAAAATCAATGTGAAGAGATTGATAAGATAGTTGATGAAAGAATAAAAGAACATATTCAATCAAATATATTAGCCAAAAGCTGGGTTGACTCTGTAAGTAATAAATTACAGACTAAAATAGAAAAGAAAACTCCGCTTATGTTAGATTTATTTAATCAAAGGCAGGAACAGTTAAATGAAGAATTGAAAAATAGGACGCAATCTAAATAATAATTTCATATTAAATGGGAATAATGTTATATTCTTATAACGTCTCAGAAATTGTGGTAATTATTATAATAATTGCAATCTATTGTAGATTCTCCCAACATGGAGAGTATAATGTTTGTTAAGCATGGCGATGGTAATATAGTATCTGTTTTAGAAGAAGAAGAATTAACAGATGAACAAAAAAAAGCCCTAGAAGATTTATATAAGAAGCAAAAGTCTTCTAAAGATAAATTTAGTTCTGATTCAAATGATGAAACAACTGGGAGATGATTTATGTTTACTAAAAAAGGTGAAGCAATTGAGATCAGTAGAATAGAAGATACTGCATCTTGCATTCCCGCTGTTAGTTCTGATGTTTTAGATAAATTTAAGAAAATTGCAGCTAATTTAAAGAAAATTGCACCTAAAGCAGAAGACTTTTTATATTTTTCAGCTGTTATGATGCACGCTGCAGAAGCAATTTCGTTAAATGAGGATGGTACTCCTAAATTAACTAGAACTGGTGAACCTGTAAAGGTAGGTTGGGATAAAGGTGGAGATACTTGGAAGTGGCAATCAAATGATTCTTCAATAAAACCATATAAAAATTCAAATGGTGATATTTTCCCCGAAGAAGAATTAGTTAAAGCATATAAGAAATGGGTAGGTAAGCCTCTGT